TTTTTTGACGCCCAGGTTTGATCTGCTTCTAGTTGTTCAGCAAACTTTTCACCTAACAACTTTTCTAAGTAAGTGAAGTCTGCTTCACTTAACTCCTGTATCTTACGTGATACCATTTTGTCTTTCTTTCCAAGCTAGTTCGAACTGTTCATCGTAATCGTACAACGGAGCGCCATTACATCCATCAGCCCATAGGCGTCTGAAGTATCCATTTGCACTTGCTACAACTGTTTCGGGGGATGCGTCAAGGTGGCCCTTGACTAAGTAAAATAATCTGTATTCTTCTTTAAGATCATTTCTTAACATAACGTATTTACAAAACTATTAGTAGTTAGGCGCTAACATTAATCCGTTTCTTCAGATTTCTTTTTCTTCTTTTTAGTTCCATAAAAGCCTGTGGTATATTCTACTTCATCACTTCTTTTATATTTTTCACATTTAGTAACTTCGTTATTTTTTAGCCATTCATCGATTAATTTTTTATCTTCATCATCTAATGTTCTTGGTACTGGATTCATTTTTTATCTTTCAAAAAAAAAAGGTTGTAATTTTAAACTACAACCTTTTTGGTTTTACATTGCGTTCTTTTTTTCTTGTATTTCTGCTCGACGATTTTTAGTTAGTTTTCCTAAATCGCCTAGTGCTTTGCGAGCGCGAGTAGCTGCCGCCTTTACACCTTTTTCTTCGAACGTTTCGTGTTCTTTAAGATAGTTATTAAATGCCAATACGATTTCTTCGTGTGTTGGTTGTGTCATACATTTTCTCCTGTAATGATTTTGTATATTTTTTTCCAGTCCCACACACAAATTGCATCACCGTGATAATCTTTGTTGTGGTTATGGTTTATCAAAATACCGTTGAGTCCTATACTTATGCCAAGGTCAACGTTTTGTGGTTTATCTTCGATCCAGTAACATCCTGAATCTCGATAACATTCAAGTGCTTCATCTTTGTCTGCACCTGTATCTAAATAAACATATTTTTCAAATACTGTTGGTCCAAACATTTCAATCAAGTTCTTTGTACGCAAATGCTGTGCATAATAATCGTCACTCAAACTTGTAATTGCGTGAAACACATATCCGTGATCTTCGTGTAACTTTTTTACATACTTGATAGAATCACGTAATGGTGGAAGTTTACGTATCCACGCACTTTCGTTAAACATACGACACAACTTTTTTGCTTCTTCTTTTGCAATGCCGTATTTAATATCCATATTATAATTGCCATCTGCAACTATTTTATAACCGTGTTTACTCATCCAACGATGAAATGCATATTCCCAATCAAATAGAACACCGTCGCAATCAGTTAAAATAACTTTATTTTTCATTGAGCCTCTTTCTTTGCCTTATTCTTTATGATAATTTACAGTAACACAAGAAAGACTATTTGTCAACCTTTTTTAAGAATCAGCTACAAATACATCCGGAGAACCTTCAGCTGTAGAAGGACCACAATGTGAACCACCTGGACAAGATCCGTCCGGGGCAGCTGGGTCTGCTGAATGATTAACAACTAATTTGTTATTGACATAAACCCTTTTTGTTCCGGATGCATCAAGATTGCCGGCGCCGCCTGTGTTAGGATCTTGATCGACTGAAACAAGAAGATTATTTGCATAGACATTGTCTTGGCCAGTTACTACTGTTGTATGACCACATATTCTTAAATCAGAATGTCTATGAATTGGTATTGTCATTATGCCATTTGTATCCCGGTTGTGCTGCTCACATACTGTTTAGCCATTTCAGGATCAGTTTTGTGAATTACAAGTACTGCATTTTTATTTATATCTACTTTTGCATCAGGATTGATTGTAAATGTAAATGGTCCTAATCCAATACCTTGTTGTGTTGCCATAATAGCCATTGGTTTTTGTACTGTGATAAAATTACTATCTTCTTCTACAAAACGAGCAACTAATTCTTCTCCTGCTGTAGTTTTAATTGTAATTGTATCTTGTGCCTTGTAAGGTGTTTCTAATAACATAATTTTTACCTAGCTGATTGAATGTCCTGTTCCGTTATAATTAGTGTCTTCTAATTCTTGTATTAAATTGTCTACACCGCCTATTTTCTTTCCGTTCATAATAATTTGTGGAAATGTACGTGCGTCTGGAAATGTTTCTAATATTTTATCTCTATCAAAGTCTGTGCCGAGTTGTAAATATTCAAAAGCAATATTTCTGTTCAATAATATTTGCTTTGCCTTTTCACAAGAAGGGCAAGCTGGTTTCCCCCAAATCTGTATTGTCATAATGAAAACCCTTTCAGTTTATCTTTGTCTACGTCTTGTTTGATACCGCCTACAATATAAGACTCAACTTCTGTCTCTTGAGGAGCAACTTGTAATCCTGAGCTGCTTAACCAATGTGTAGTCCAAGGAAGTGGATTAGTATTTACAGGTTGATCAAAAATAGCATTTAAACCTAATGCCTTTAATCTACGATTAGCAATATATTCTACATATTGGTGCAGTAATGTGGTATTCAAACCAATCATTGAACCATTTTGGAATAGATATTCAGCCCAATCTTTTTCTTCTGCAACGCATTCACGCCACAGTTCGTAAACTTCTTCTTCACACTCTTTTGCAATCTTAGCCATCTCTGGATCGTCTTTGCCTTGAGCCCAAAGTTTAAGAACGTGTGTTGACAGCGCCAAATGTTGTGCTTCATCCCTAGCGATAAGACTAATAATCTTAGCACTACCTTCCATTAGCTTTAGTTCCCCAAAGCCAAATGTACACGCAAAACTTACGTAGAAACGCAATCCTTCTAAGATATTAACAGTCATCATAGCAAGGTAAAGTTTCTTCTTTACTTCGTGCATAGAACCTTCGCCGCGATGCATAAAAGCATCAGCTGCTTCATTAAATGCGTCATAGTGTTTTGTTACACTTACAGCTCGTGCAATAATTTTGTCATCATCAAGAATTGTGTCAAAGACTTCACTTGGATCCGGATACACATTTTTCATAATATGTGTATATGAACGGCTATGAATAGTTTCAAAAAAGTCCCAAGTAACAATACAACCTTCTAGTTCTGGTAGCGATACGTATGGCAGGAATGCCAAACACGGACCACGTCCTTGTACACTATCTAACAGTGTTTGATACTTTAGATTAGCAGTAAAGATATGCTTCTGCTCAGGACGGAAGTTAGCATAGTCTGCACGATCTTTTTGCAGTGACACTTCTTCTGGTCGCCAAAAGTAACCAAGCATAGTTTGATTCAATTTGTCAAACACAGGAAATTTGAATGTGTCATATCTCTGTGTGTTTTGTTCTGCTCCAAAAAACATTGGTTGTTTTGTGAAGTCAACTTTTTCTTTATTAAAAACTGTCTTTGACATTTTATATCCTATATAATTAACTATTTACAATAGTACACTCTATTTTTTAGTTTGTCAATACTAAATTGCACACGCTTCGCACATTTCGTCGTCTTCAACAGACAACGGTTGTGCTAGTTCAATTTGTACTTCTTCTTTCAGATCACTTGGATCTTCTTTGTAATCATAAGTGTTTTGATAGTAACTAGTTTTCCATCCATACTTATAAGTGTTTAACAAGTCTTGCATCATAACGCTCATAGGTACTTCGTTGTCTGGATACTGTGTTGGATTGTACGACCAGTTACCTGAAATAGCTTGGTCAAAGAATTTTTGCATTACCGCAACAACATTAATATAACCTTCATTTGATGTCATATCCCAAAGTAAGGTATAAGAATTCTTTAGTGTTTGAAATTGTGGAACAATCTGTTTAAGAGGCCCTTTTTTCGACTTCTTAACGGACAAGTAACCTCTAGGTGGCTCGATTCCATTTGTTGCGTTCGACACAACGGAACTGCTCTCCGAAGGCATTTGTGCCGACAGAGTTGAGTGCCTAAGTCCGAACTCTTTAATATCAGATCGTAAAGATTCCCAATCATAATTTAACTTGTTCTCCACAATAGTATCAACGTCTTTCTTATATGTATCAATAGGAAGGATACCATCACTATACTTAGTACGGTCAAAATAATCACAAGCACCACGTTCTTTTGCAAGTGTGTTTGATGCTTTGAGCAAGTAGTATTGGAATGCTTCTGATAGATTATGTACTAGTTGCCAGGCAGCAGGATCTGCATAATTTGCTTTATTTTTTGCAAGATAGTGTGCTAATCCAATATAACCTACGCCCAACGACCGACGGGCCTTAGTTGAAATTTCTGCTGCACGTATTGGATAGCGTTGATAATCAATAATTTCTTCTAGCGCACGAACAGCAAGATCGCATAGTTCTTCTAAGTCAGTTAGATCACGGATAATACCTACATTAATAGCACTTAGAATACATAGTGCTATTTCACCATTCTCATCGTCGATATGCTGAAGAGGTTTAGTTGGTAATGTAATCTCTTGACACAAATTGCTCATAAACACTGTGTCTTTAAATGAACTATGAGTATTGCAGTGATCTACATTCATAATATAGATACGTCCTGTTTCTGCACGTTCTTTGATTAGTGCTGAAAACAATTCCATTGCATCAATTTTCTTTTTCTTGATACTTGTTTTGCGCTCATACATTTCGTACATCTCTTTAAACGCATCAGGATCACCAAAGTATGCTTCGTATAATCCAGGCACATCGTGTGGCGAGAAAAGAGTTATTTCGTCTCCAGATAAAAGTCTTTCATACATAGTTTTGTTAAGCTGGATTGAATAGTCTAGTTTGCGTACACGATTATCTTCTGTACCTTTGTTGTTCTTTAGTACAAGAATGTCTTCAATCTCTTGATGCCAAAACGGGAAATGTGTAGTAGCACTGCC